CGTTGCCTGTTCGATGTTGGTATTGTAGCCATTATTTACATTCTTCTTCAGTCGCGAAGGTACAAAATTCGTCGAGACTTTTGTATATTTTCGCGTACTTAGAGGTAGGAAACTTATCACGCCACTCCATCTTGACCCGCGCCCACTCTGGACCCGTCCGTACAGGTTGCGCCCGCTTCTCTTCCTTGGCGCCTGAAAAGATAAATTCGATCACGGATTTCTTGCTAGGACGACCGCCGTTCTTGCGTTTGTTCTCTATCAAAATCTTTACTTCGTCGAGCTTTTCGTGGTTCGCTTCTTCGAGCAGTTCCACCAGTTGACGAAGAGATACACAAGAATCGAGCTTGCCACGGGTTATCGTAACCTTTTCGCGAACGACTGGATCGCTGTCCAAGAATTTGATATCAAACCCAAGTTCGCGCATAGCGAAGGTAAGGGCGAGAATGTCGGCCTTGATTTGCGCCGTTCCCCGGTTGGGAACCGAGGGGTAAATTGCGGAATGTGTTTCTGTACGCCTGTCATTTTCTATTAGTATCGTGGTGTTGCTTATGGCGTATTCTCCAGCACCCCTGTCCACAAATACGCTTGCACCTGGGAACTTGTCCTTGAGTTCGCTAATTAGCAATCTATATTCGTTTAATTCGTGCGGGGTCGGGTCCGCTAGTTTCAATTCAATCATAATTTCGTTTTGTGCTGCAAATATAAAAGAAATCCCCAGACCGTTGTCCAGGGAAACCAACACATAAACACTAGTATTACCAAAACCGGGGCGAATTTATATCCCTGCATTCTATTTTGCAAATTAATTTGCATTAATTAAGAAATGTCATATATTTGCCTCGCAAGTTCGCGCACACCAAGTGCAGTCGGGAGACGAGAACTTTGAGGGCGGGCTGATCACCGCCCTCTGTGTTTTCAGAAGGTATACAATTACAGAAGGGAGAAATTACTTGGTTGAGCGCTTTGTCTTGGACTTCTTGTAGTGCCCGTAAAGAACGACGACAGAGACTGTACAAGCCAGTAATAGAGACGAAATACGGAAGGCCCATTCAGCCTGTTCCTGCCAAGACAACACCGCGGCAAATGTTGTTAATAAAACTGAACCAATTCCATCTGCGTATCCGTCCCCTGTCATCTCTGTGTGATTTATATCATGGTGCATTGCGCTTACAAATATAGTTGCTACTTGGTTTCGATTCCGTATTTTTTTCGTAATTGCGTCACAATTTCTTCTCTTTTGTTGTAAACCGCTTGGCGCATTTCCTTTTCGCTCATAGATTTTAAAACCAATTTTCGCATTTCCTTATTGAATTCCTCGCGGATATCTTCGATTGCCTCTTGTCTGTAATCATCTAGGCGTTCAACCTTCTTTTCTTCTGATTCTCTTTCTATCTTCGACTTGTTTTTATCAATTAACTCAGCAGTTTTTTTGTCTATAACCAAGCTCAAAGACTGCTTGAAATCATCATCCATTTCGAAAACCTCTTTTTCGGAACCAACCTTTATTTCAGTCCAGTCCTTCGCATTCCACCGGGTGTAAGGTTTCGGAAACCATTTCTCTTTGGTAAGATTATAGTACGGGCTATTTTCAACGTGGTTAGTTCCGTCCTTCCATACGTTTTCTGGAAGAAGGGCCTTGAGAACGGGATTAGATGGCTGGACATAAACAGGCTGACCAAAATGATCATATAATTTACCTCCATTAGTATCCATGAAAATGTCAGTAAAAAAGATGTCTGAAACAATATTATCTACGACACCCTTTCTTTTTTCTTTTTGAACACCCTTCCATGCCTGGTAATCTTTTCTAAAATTTTCAAGTATAGTTGGAGACAAAGCTGTCTCAACACCATCTAAAAGCAGTATTTCTCCAGCCTCTAAATACTTACCCTCCCCGTATCCTTGATATACCTTTTCTATAGCTCTTTTAGGGGCCGACATTTCACTTCCTGTAAGCTGCGATGCAATAAGTCCAACAACCTTATTGATACTCAAAGTAGTTTTGTCTTCCTTTCCAAACCGCACGTCGTTTGAGACCTCACCAAGTATTTTCCCAATTGAACCAGCACCAAAACCAAGAAGGGTAAGAGAAAAGTTTAGACCAAATATAGTCACGCTATTAGGTTCTGCACCCTCCGCCTCCATTTCCGCCTTCTGTTTACCGTCATCAGCTGATCCGTAAAACTTAATCCATGCATTGGGATTTAAAGTGATCTCATCATCCTCATCGTCATAATCAAACATAGAAGCGACAAGACCAGCCCAGGCAGCTGTTACCGCAACATTTTTCAATATGCGTGTAATCTTTTCCTCGTTAGTCATGTCCTCTACCGTTGGTTTGCCGTCGATGTATCGAATCTTTTTACCATAGGCAATACCAGTAACGGCAGGCACAATCGGAAGGGCCTTGTAAGCATATTCAGTTGACACAATACTAAGTCGAGCAAAGCCCATAACCAGGTTTCCTATAATACGCAAACTAGCTACAGCCGCGCTATCAGAATCCTTTATGGTCATCTTACTTGTAAGGAAATTAAATATTGGTGCGCCAATCGCAGTTTCAGGTTTCTGAAGGAACAGTGACTTTTTAGCCTGGTGAGCCATTTCATCAACCACCTGCTTAGGCATGGTATTGTGAATTTTGTCACGAAGTCTTCTATTAGACCAACCCTTAGGCAGTGACTCACCCATGGCTATTCTGTCGGCAGCCTCTTTAGCAACCTCTTTTTTGAGGTTATTTATCTGTTCAGGGCCAACCTGTAAAAGCTCTTTTAATTGCTGATTCCAAGCAGCAGACCCCTTCTTCATTTTAATACCTGACTCTTTATTTATCAAGTCAAGATAATTCTCCGCCTCAACATAAGTGTAGATGTCCTGCAAGGTTCCCCCCATGATTATATCCTGAGCGCTCATCATTACCATACTTATCTCAGAAAACGCTGGCATATACTTGCGCTTTCTTTTGCCCGCGCCCATCATGTGACTCGCTGTTTTCAATGCGGCCTGTGCCGCGTAGTATCCCTTTCTTCCACCCTTAGCCTTTATAATATCGTCAAGGATTTGAGCGTATTCTTTTTTAGTAACACGAACAACCGCTCCGTGAGCCTTTTCTTCTGGCCTTTCAAGGAGTGTGGTTTCACCAAATCTTGACTCAGGCTTTTGCCATTTCGCTACCACGGTGTCCCATCCCATTGTCGCTCCCTCGGAACTCATCTTTTTAGCAAATTTAATGGCTCTCATCATCCTGGCAGGATTGTACAGGAATGTAAACGCACCGTGCTGAATGCTTGATACTATGGCGCCGACACCTGAGGCCATAACCGCTGTCTTGAATACGTCGGAAAGAGCATTTATATAGAACTGCTCAGTAAACCAACGACCAATAAGTGCCGCCGTTGTTTCGTCGTACTCGCTAAGAATGTCATTGATGTATCTATTGATTTCCTGATACAGTTCTTCCCCTGGTTGCAACTGTTGAAGTCTGTTAAAATAATTCTTCAACTTTGCAATGTCGGCCTGAGATATACCCTTGTAACCTAACGTCTTTAAAAGAGCGTCTTCAAACTGGGTGTCTGAAACCTGTCCCTTAGCAATAGCTTTGATGACACCCTTCTTCACGCTTTCAGAATCCTTAATTCCCTGCATGATAGTGTCAATCTTAGCCTTGTTCGCCTTCATCTTGTCGTTAACCCGACCCTCAATCATAGGCTCTATTTCCGCCTGTAGTTGAGTGGCGTATGCAGGATCAACACCAAGATTGTTCACTAGAGTCTCGGCAAGCGTTTGTATTTCCGCATTTTGATTTGTGAAGTGTTCTGTCGCAATTCGAGCAATCTCTGCATTAAGCTCTTCTTTAGTCATTGATGAGGCAGCCGCCCTTCTCTCTACATTGCCTATTGGCATTTCAAGAAGATCAGAAACCAGAGCATCAATTTCGTTCTTGATTGCCATCTTGGTCGCAGCGTCTAACTTCTCGTTAGCGTCTACGTTTGCCTTGGCAATATTCATGGCCTTGGTCACCATCGACTCAACTTGGGCCTTGTTATTTAGAATCGTCTTGAGCCTATCCTTTGCCTTCACCTTCTCGCCACGGCTCTTGGCCATGACGTATTCAGGGTCGTTCTGTAGAATCGTGTCGGACAACATCTTCAGGGCCTTGTCCTTGATGTTACTTGTGCCAGCAATACCCTCGAACGCCTTAGCCAAACGCTTGGTTGCGCTTGCCTCCTTGTTCTTCTTAATGTCTGTATCGAAAGAGGCCATGTTGTCGTCAACGATTTGATCTATCGCTGTACGTTCACCGGGCAGTACGTCCTTGATTTGATTCCACACCTTGTTCTTAATCATCTTGGCCGAGTACGCACCCTCCTCGATGTATGAGCTAATAAGGTCCCTGATGTGTGGAGTTATCTCAGCTATAATTGAATTTGACAAGGCAAGTGGGCCTGGGGTCCTCTTCTTTGCCAGAATACCCTTGATTGCGTTTACACTAGCGGTTCTTTGAGCCTTAAACTCCGGCTTGACCGTTACAACGGTGGCCGTCTTCTTAACCTTTGGCATTGCAGCCGCAACAATAGCGGTTGCCTCGGCCTGGTTAAGTTTTGCTATCTCACGCAGTTGTGTAATGGCTTCTCCAATAGTCATTCCGCCTGACGTTACCTGATTCAAGAAGTTTTCTCTTGATTCGTCCTCTTCCATTATTCTATTGGCCAACTGCTCCGGGGTTGATTGAGCTGATAATGCGGCAACGCCTTGACCAAACGTAGTTCCCGATGTGCCTTTGGTATCGTATATCTTCTTGGCCATCTTCTTATCTCCCTTTACATAGAAATAATTAGCGGCCTTAGCCATCATAACTTGATACTGATACAATAGCCCTGGGTTAGAATCCCATTCTTTTTGAGTCGTGTTGCCATAGGCTTCTAAAAGCTCATCAAATGTTTTATCCTCACCAGATTCGTACATTTCTCTTAATTGCTGAAACTTTTCTTCAGCTAGAACCTGCATAGCCTTTTGGTCAACCGAAATATATTCCTCGGTTTCAATACCTCTTTGCTCGGCAAGTCTTTCCCCATATTTACGCTGTTTTAGGTCCCCATAAGCCTCGCCCAGTCTTGACTTCATAAAGTCAGACATCGTACTCTTCTTTTCTTTAGTCTGCTTCTTGGTGGTCTTAGGAGCCTCAGGAGCCTTGGTCTCAAATGGGCTTCCTGGAATTTTGTTTGCATTCAAAACCCCAGAGTCTACAAGCTCTTGAAACAAGCCATCTTGCAAGGCGGTCATGAACTCGGCATAGGTATACTCCTTTGCCTTTCCGTCCTTGGTTTTCTTAAAGGTTATTTTACAGGGATTAGCCATTTACGGGGAATAACTTTTCTTCCAACAACAGTGCTTTGAATTTATCAGTACCCTCTACCCCTTCGAGCAGGTTAAGTTTGTCGCTGTACTCAGCAACAGACTTGTTCTGTATCAACCGCAGTGGTTGGAGAAAGTCAAACACGCACAGGTCAATCTCGAAAAGTTTCTTCGACGTCTCCTCGTAAGCCTCGTACAAATCGTACTCGATCTTATAAGCCTCTTCCAAAACCTCCACAATACTAGAGAAATCTAGTTGTGGACGAGCTACTGTAGGAAGTTCCGGAATCACATTCCAGTCGGTGATGTAGTCCTCAATCTTCTTTGCGTGTTCAAGTTCATCCTGCGACTCGGCAGCAAAGAACTTGGCTGCTTGGAAAAAACCAACCCCCTGACACCAGTTGCTGGCGGCACGGTAAAAGTAAAATGCGTTGTACTCATCCTTCATTCGCGGGATGAGTAGGTCAACGGCTTTCTTATCGAGTTTATTAGGTGTCATCATGGACAATTCTCTGTTTTAGTCAACAATCCCTGCTCCTGTAACTGCTTAGTTATCTTCGGGAAATTGTTGTAAATGTACGAAAGTTCAGGGTCAGTCTCCAAAATGTTCTTGATCTCTGCCTTGGCTTCTTTTCCACCCTTTTCCCAAAGATCAGCTACACGCTGGGCGTTGTTCTGTAGTTTAGGTTCACTCGCCGTAGCCCCGAACTCGTCTTGAAGGATTTCATTGAGCTGTTCCTTCTGGGCAGCACTCAAATCACCGTACCAGTCCTGGTTTGAGATGTTCTCGTCAACGGCCTGCTGTGGATCCATGCCCTCAGCGATCGCCGCTTCAACTGCGTCTACCCCATCTTCTACAGCCTGTCTGATCTGGGCTGGAGTACGCTTAACTACAGATGGTTGACCTTGTTTTGGCTTGCCGATTAAATCTTCTACAGCCTTTACAAGTTCGGGATTAGTGCCGTCTTCTTTGGCCTTGTGATAGGCTTCGGCAACTGATTTAAAAGTTTTAGGATTTTTTTCTGTTGTACCTTCTCTTACTAATGCTAATATATTTCCTCTACTTAATTCTTTGGCAATAGTTAATCTATGATGACCATCTACAACCACATACATTCCATCGCTACCTTTTTCAACTATAATTGGCTCTCTTTTAGCCGTATCAAATCCTTCTTTAATCATATTAAGCTGCTCGGTTTGATACCCATCTTCATTATCCCATTCCCAATGTTCTCTACTTAAAGCCGGAACGCCCTTTTCTATTTTACCTTTTCCGCTTGAAAAAGAATAATTTAAATCAGTAGCCGACACAGGTATTGTTTCTAATGTATAATTACCATTTGATGGAGTAGCAGCACTTTCGGGCAGCTGTTTATATACATTGTTAACCTCAAATGTGTCCCCTATTTTATGTCTTGTCCATTCTTTTAATGGTTCGTCATTCTTTACTACATCTTTGCTCAAACCCTTCAACGCCTTAGCTGTCTCCTCTACGGATGCCAAGGCTGGAGTACGCTTCATCATTGATGGCTGTCCCTTGCCTCCAACAATCTTTGGAAGTCTACCCTCAGACAAATCCTTGGCAATCTCAGCAAGCTCTTGGGCCGTGAATTTGCGTGGGTTCTTGCCATCCGATCCGGTCTTGATGTTCTCAAACGTATCAAGGTCAAACAGTGATTCCTGTCCAGACAATTCACCAAACTTCAAAGCCACATCACGGTACTCCCTTGGGATCACGATGTTCAAGTCGTAAGAAACCTCTGGACGGTCTGGGAACTTGTAAAGTCCAATTTTGAATATGTCGCTGGAAATGTTCTCCTCGTTATCCTTTAAGAAGTCAAACAAGCCCTCGGCAGTAACCTCATCCTGGGCCACGTTCAATGAACCGGCAGGAACCACAAGACCTCCGTCCTCGTAGGTTGTACCATCGAGGTTGAGCGTTGCCCCGTCCTCAGATATTGCAGCCTTGATGCGGTCGATCGTCTCCCCTACATTGCCTGCGAATTCTTTAGGTGTTCTTGGGATGCCTTGGGATGGTTGGCCAGTTGGCTTTGTTTCCACTTTAGCAAGCCCCATACCTCTTTGAGCCAATCCAGCACGGCTTACATCACCAAATCTTTCGCCTTCTTTTACTTTCTCAGTGCTTTTAGCGGCTACAAACGCATCGTTATAGAACGGTCTGTCTTTAAGTATGTGAAGAATAGGTTTGCTTCCATCTTCAGTAACTATATGCCAAGGATAAGACTCGTGCTTGCCGATAAACTCAGGTTTTACTTTTGAGGACGTTTCTATTACAGCGTATACGTGAGAATTAGGGATGTCTCTAAGCATTCTTTCGCTAGTCGCATACGCAACTGAATCAAGAATACTCGCTTTAGAAAACGTAGTCATTTTCCTTTTAGCGCCAATAGATTCAGCGATTTCCGCTATAGCTTCCTTAGACAATACATTTTGATTGGCTATGGCATCAATTACATCACGAACGAAATCACCTCTTCTTTCAAAAGATGAATTAGACACGTTCATAAATTTATCCTGAATATCCTTGTGGATAGATTTAGCATCGTTTCTTCCGTCGAAATTGATACCGTACTTCTTTCCAGCAATGTTTAGCGCTTTTCTAAAAGCACTTAGCGGAATCAAGCCATCATCCGCCAATATCTCCATAACCCCCATAAGGGCCTTAGCTCCTTTTACACTCGTTAGATTCTTGCTTGAATCTCCTTTTACTAAAACCAATCGACCTTTACCATCAGTTGATTTTTGTAATGATTCATTTATCAAAGAAGCCAATTGAGAAGCACTTGATTTTTTACCAGAAGCCCATACATCATTGTATAGCAAAACAAAGTAAACACCACCTTCACCCTTCACGAGATCTTTTCCTCTGAACTTTATTTCTCCAGTTGAAAAATTATCCGGATTATGAATAACAACAGTTTCTCCGTTTATATCATCTAAACTTGCATTATGAACTACACGCCCTTCTTCTACTAATTTAGCGAAGTCTTCAGAGTCTTCCAAAAACTTCATTTCAAATCTGGCTTGAGAGCTTGTGTTTGAAAAAACAGAGTTTGTATCAGTTAAAGATATCTTGTTTTGGAATTCTTTTACATTCTTCTTCCCTACAACATCGCTAATCTTACCGCCCTCATTCAACATTTTGTTGATCTGCTCAGCCAAACGCTTCACCTCAACTCGTGGAGAATTTGTAAGGATAGGTCTCAATCCAAACGCCTTAGCTATATCGTTCATGAATTCGATGAACTTCTCGCGGAACGAAGGTTTGAACGTGTTGATGTCAATATCGCCAGTAGCTACACGAGCCATAGTCTCAACAACCGTTTCATCTTCAATACTCTCAGGACCTCTTCTTTGATACTCTTCAGAAGCAGCAATGTCGGCAGCAGCCTTAGCCACTGCGTTATTTCTTGCTGCCTCCGACTTAAGTCCGTCTACGATTGCTCTGTATCGTTTTGGATCAGTGTTGCGGATGATGTTTACCACTGGGTGAATACCTTCGTGGAACACGATGGTCTTACCCCACTCGCCCTTGATCTTGTCTCGGTTTAAGATAATCGTTCCATCATCAGCCACGAACATACCTTCTGAACCACGGCCTTGACTACGCTTTATACGATCGTCATCATTATAATCGGCATCATCTTTAACCTCTACTTTTATGCCGCTCTCAGAAAGAGATTGCTCAATTAGCGGAACGGCTTCTTCACCATCGGATGTTTCAAACAGCTTGGCAAGTCGAGTCTTGCGGGTTGGCTTAGGAGTGGGTTCTTCTGTAACCTGTGGAGTTACTACTTCTTCTTGCCCTTGTGCTTGAAGAACTCCACCTGTTGCAGGCGCTTCTTCGCTTGTGACTTCGATAGGTTTGGCTGCGACAGGTTCTTGCCCGACTCCGACTTCACTTGGTACCCCTTGGATGTTTTCTTGATCATTCTCTTGAGTTTGTTGTGACGGAGGATTCCCCGCCAAGGTTTGTAAATCCTGTTCTATCTGAGCTTGTATAGACTCAATCTGAGCAACGGTCATCATCCGGTTAGGATCAGCCTTCATTGCTGTCAATTCCTTGTACTTAGCATACAAATAATCAGAGGCAACCTTTATGGCGCCCTGAGGTGCGTTTTGACCTTGCTCCAATCGTTGAACCGTGGTCCCCACTAATGGCTTCATGTCGCTGAAGAACGCATCAACCTCGCTAACCCCAAGAGCCTCACGCTTGGCTTGTAGTTCTTCTATCTCCAAGTCTCGTTGGTCAGATGTCTTCTCCTCTTGAGCCGCCTGATCTTCTATATCTTTTATTGCCTTCGCTCTTTCCTTGGCGGCCATCTCAGGACCCTGCTTGTCGAGTTCCTGTATTCTTTGTTGGATAGCGTCTCTTTGAGCCTGCAATGGACTTGTGCGGGTAACGGGAGCGACGTATCGCTTCTCGCTTACGTATGTTTCAGCACGACTCTTGAGTTCATCAAGAACCTTGATTGATTCACCCTTGTCGTTGTAAGCCTCTATGGAAATCTTCTTCTTATTTAAAGATGCAAGCGCCGCAGGATTTGCAAAGAGCGCGTTCGCATCTTCGGGCATCAAAAACTCCTGGGATTTATCAGCATAGGTTATAGTCAACAAATCGGGTTTACCTCCCTTCATGAAGTCAAGACCCGCGTCCCGATACTGCTTTGCCATCTGCTTATATGACTCAGATAGAATCGGGTCATTACCAAACTTAGCCGCGTTCCGCTCGGCCTCTTCAGCCCTAGCGGTATAAAATCCGTAGATGTTCAGTTTATCTCCCTTGAGACCCGCTTCCTTTCCAGACTCTCTTATTTTGTCCGCCTTGGCAACCTGCATCAACATATCGGCTGCTGTGTCCTGATCTATGTTTCCATTGGCGTAAAGCGCACCAACTACGCCGCTCGCAAACTTCGACCCTCTGTCGAATACCATCGACTGGACGTATTGTCTTCTCTGATCAGGTAGCGCACTGCTTAACTCTGACTTCTGTTGCAAAGCCACGTACCTATCAATCGCTTGTTGCTTCCTTGAGTTTGAACCAACCTGACCAGCAGCACCCAATGCAGCAACAGGACCTATCGATATAAGCGTCTGCTTCATCTTGTCCGTATCCTGCAATGCCTGCCCCAAATTAGTCCAAGGGTCTTGACCTCTTGATATGTTCTCTTCGGCGATGTTCTGAGGATATTCCTGAATGAATTCAGTACCCAATTCAATAGCGCCTCCAGCAGCCATTCTAGCGCCGGCTTTCGGTATTTTAGTCAACCATGAAGCTTTCAAGAACGGTAACGCATCAAGTGAATATGCCCACATCAAATCGTACTGAGATTGAAGTGAACGCTCGGCAGCCTTGTTTGCCTCAGCTACGTTTCCATTTGTTCTATCGAAAGTGTCAAGGTATGATCTACCAACTATATCTAAGGTTTCAGAACCCCACCCTGCAAGACCTCCTGCAACCAATGGAATTATACCCATACCACCCGTCAATGTGGTAGCCGTGGCTGTAACCACTACAGACGGAATCATTGATCCGGCTAATTGACCGCTCAACAATTGCAAGTTCTGTGGGTTCAACCAGTCTTTAAATTCCTCTGTCTTTGCAGCAGGCATCATGAAGTTCTGCTCCATTGATTCTCCAAGCATCTCAAATGCCTTGCTATCCAATGAACCTCCCCACCCCCTGAATACACCACCAAGAGAACTTAGGGTTGATTGATAAAACCTGCTCAATGGGATTACAGACAAGTCAGCTGCTTCACCCATCTTGTCAAGGGCTTCCTTTTCAGCGTCTTCAAATGCCTTCGAGTATGCCTCGTTCATCTGTCTTAGCAACTCAGGATCTTCCTTGTATTCAGAAGCGTACTTTTGATACGCAGCCTTTATCTCGGCATCAGCCTTGTCTATAAGGGATTTTTTCTGAAGATCAAACTTTCTGTTGTATTTGGAGTTTATCTCATTTGACTTGCGAACGTATTCTTCAGGGCTTGGGAACTGCTTGGTGTAGTTTTCGTGATTTGACTTTTTCTCGTCCTCCAATTGTCCCCATGCAGATTCGTATGCAAGCCTGTCTATCTGACCAGACTGATACAGCTTGGTTAGCTCACTTTGCTTTGCCTCAGTAGCTGCATTGAATTGAGCGTACTGCGAATTAAGAGCCTCTGCCTTTGACTTGTACTCCGCATCTATAATGTTGAATTCGTTCTTAGCATCCTGCTCATACTGCGATTGCAGACCTATTAATTCAGACTCAACCCTTGCATAGGTGGAATCATCGAACGTAAATCCTGACTCAAAAAGTTCCTGTCTTTTTTTGTATAGTTCAGGCTCGGTTGCTTTGAGTTTTTCTAGCGCTGCTGGTCTGCGTATCTCAAAGGCTACCTGATTCTTTATCCTGTTCTTCAAAAGTCTCCACGCCTCTCCATCGGTTGGAAGATTATACTTCTCGGCTATTGCGGTAGCCTCCTCATCAACCTTATCCATGTCAACGACAGTGCCTGCTGAAATCTCACCGAAACTAGTCATTTCTGTCTTCTCAGAAGTGTAGTTCTTATATGTTTCGGGAGTTATCTTTTTCGTCAAGATGCTATCCGACAAATCATTGGCTTGCTTAGTTGCGACAGAGTGCTTGTTTCTTTGGCTCTCTAAGTCTGCCAAGTAGTTTTGATATACGATATCACGGTCCTTATTTCTTTCTTGCCAAGCCTGTTCGTTTGTTGGGTCAGAAGAAGGTGCCTCATTCATACTTCTACCAGAATACTTTCGATACAGATCAGGACGCCTTTGTATCCTAGTATAAACTACGTTCACATCTTCATCATAAAGACTCTCCAAGTCATTTACTATATCAGCACTTGATTGATAGTTATTCAGAGTTAAATTATCCTTGTCAAAGGTCTCTGTCTTTTTCTCAATTTCCTCAAGTTCTTCTGGTGTAGATTGTAACTTTATTTGAGGCTTTACAACTGTTTGCTTGAAATCCTTTTTCGCAGCCTTGATGATGGGAGTTTCGGGCATCTGTGTTGTCTCAGATGGCAACTCCTCACGTCGATATGTGATGTCTTGGTACGGCTTCTTTTCTGTAGGTTGTTTTTTAACACCCTTCATCACAGGCTCCCCACTAACGAGGGCCTCGTTAATTACTTTCTGCCCAAAACTCGGCGCAGAAGGCTTGCCAGGCTGACCGGCAGGCGTACCAGAAGCGGGTTGCCCACCCCCTTTTTTTTTTAATTCAGAAATAAATGCATTACGGAATTGACGCAAATCATCATCGCTTGCGCCTTCGTTTGCATACTTAGTTAACTCTTCAGTTAACCTCTTCTTTTCTTCTGGTGTAAGGGTATCTGCCATGTTATCCTCCGTTAGCTATTCGTGCAGCTCTCTGAGCTGGTGTTTCTTTTGTTGATGCCCCTCCTGATTTGTTTCCCCAAATCTTTTGTACAAAGTAGTCGTACATATCTGGATATCCGGCAGCATTAAACTTCCTCTTGTTTTTCTCATAGTCAATCTCCACCCTAATCTGCTTACCATCTTCATCGGTTCCGTATCCAACAGCAACTACCGTGTTTCCTGGTCTCAAATAAAAACCATCGTCAGGAATGAAATTCATTACAGGGACTCCATCATCCGTGTAAACATAAACAGGCGGCTTTAACTTACCAAGGGATACCGCATTTACATCGTATTCTTGAGTCCACTTTGGATCCGCAACCTTTTCTGTAGCAACAATCTCAACCTTGTCTTCTTTTTTCTCCCTGCTGTCCCTGCTGTCCCTGCTGCCGCCTCTCGATGGTGGGGGTTGAACATCCGTTTTAACACCATACTTTTTCTGACCAAGTTCAGCCACGCGTTCAGTAAACTGTTCGGGAGTTTCGTTGTCTATCTTTAAGGTTTCGTATATGTCCTTGCCTATGTCGGTGTTGGTTATATTGTCGAATATTATCGCCTTGTGTGAATCCTTGTCCCTATATATAGTTTTCGTGCGGCCCGTATCAGTGTACACCTCGTCAGGAATGGTTTCGTCTATGAATTCATCCATCGTGTAGTTATACTTGAATGGACTTGATTCCGCCCTCATCTTGGCCCTTTGCTCCGGGGTTTTGTTGGGGTCAGTATAATCCTTAAACCATTGAGTGGCGTGGTCTTTATTGTACGCGTTGGTCTTGTCACCATTAAAAGTCTGAGTTGCTTTTACAGAATAGTCCTCGTTGTTTTTGGCCCTTGATGTTTCCTTAGCAACATTATTTTGAAGTTGCTTGATTTTTTTCATAATCGTAGGATCTAAAGCATCCGGGTCTAAGCCCTGAGTCTTCAGGTCGATTATGTAGTCGTTGTATTCGTTGAGGGCCTTGTTTACGTACTCGTAGTCAGACTCCCATACATCGGGCATATCCTCAAGAAACGCATTCCAGGTGGCATTCTGTTGGTCTATCTCCTGCTTCTTCTTTTCCTGACGCGCATACAAATCCTTTTGCATATTGTATACGTTCTGGAAAAACTGAGACGTGTCGAATACGACAGCTTCTCCGCCGCCCTGCTCTCCTACCCTGCCTTGACTTGCTATCTCTGCCATTTTAATGTATATTATTAAACATACTTCCTAATGAACTTCCGGGTCTTTTAAAGTCGTACAAGCCACTTTCCGCTCTCCAGTTATTCATATCTATCCCGTTGTAAAATCCAGGTTGTTGGGGCTGTGCTGTGTTATCATAAAATGAACCCGAATCGTCTAGTCCAAGTTTAGATTTATAATTTCCGTATGATGGACTTGAGAATTTAAACGCGCCTGATGAAGTAGACCCAGCAAATTTCGGCGCGTTTGCAAAAAGACCCGATGTTTTAAAATCAGTAGAGATTTCGCTTGGATCGGTAATACCGTAATCACCGAGGCTTTTTGTTGATCCTCCCTTACCTCCAAATTGTCCCATAGCTGCCATCATACCCATCTGTCCTAAACCCTGAACGGCACCCATAGTATTCTGAAGACCGGCCTCTCTCATTTCTCTTGCCGCTGCTGATCTCTCGTACCAATCCTGCTGCTTGTCTGCGTTTACCTTTTCTTGGTAACCAGCCATAGTTCCTAACGCTCCAGCATAGTCCTGTTGGCGTTGATTGTAGCTTTGAGCAGCCTCGAAACCTAAGTTTTGTTGAAGCGCCATGCTATCTTCGCTTTGTTTTTGTATTAACCCCACAGCATCCTGTGCATTACCAACTCGACTCATCTGGCCCAATGCCTTTGCCTGCTGCATATCAATCGCATCCTGCATAAATTGCTGGCCGGGCATGGTACGAGATACGGCCATGTTCTGATAAAGAGCAAGGGCCTTTTTAGCCTCTTCGGGTATTTGGTAATTAACCCTTGGACCAAGGTTTTTTTGCATTTCCTTAGCCTCACGGGTCTGTTGAAGGCCCTTAATGCCTTGAAAAATTGCCGACCCGGCTGATAGCCCTAATCCAATTGCTGCTAAACTCATAATTCGCAAATTTAAGATAAAACACCCTTAATTGCAACAGAGAAAAGAATAGATGACTGATCCGCCAGTGACGGGTCAAAGTAAAGGTTGTGAGTCAAAGCATTTGCCCTCATGTCTTCACCGTTTAACATCGCTCTATCGCTGTTGTACCAAAATCCGTTTATGCCAAAACTACTAGGCTCCTGATCAGCAAGCACGATTAATGTGTTGTCGTCCGGAATACTGTAAGTAACTGATGAAACATCCCCTGAAAATATAGTCCCGTCGTTTTGTATGATGGTTATATTTTGTGTAAACAAGTCCTGTTGGTCCCCAGGAACAACCCAGCCATTAACCGGGAAACCGTTTGGCGGATCGTAATTACTTGTTATTGTAGTACCCGTGTTAAAGAACCTTGGGTCATACAAATTCTTTCTGTAGTAAACACTGCCGTACCCCTCATAGGTATTTATAATGTTTGATGGCATTAAGGTTTTCATGCCAAGCGGGTAACTCCTGTTTGGATCTGATGAAGCCTCAATAGAAAATATATTATCAGAAATAAGACTTATGTCCTGGTATCTCTTGACGGCTAATGGGTTTTCATTTGATACAAACGATACCTTTTGAATGAATGGCTGACCGTGGAAATCCCAGCTTCCGTATTGGTTGTGAAGGTACATTTGATTGTTCCTGTCCCATCCAACCAGGGTCTGACCAAGGTTGCAGAACTGCTGGAAGTTGTAGTCATATGTAGACCTCCAGCGCATATTTACGTAGTCAAACACAACGTGGTCGTATGTGAACCCGCTAGTCGTGTAGTAGTATGCGGGTATTAAGTATTCAGAAGCCAATGGTCCTAGACCATTTATCTGAATAGCCGTGTTGTTGGTTGGTATTGAAAAGTTAGCCGAGGTAACAACGCCGGTATAAACGGCTCCGTTTTCATGAACCACAACTATTTCAAGACCGAATAGATACTCAGCATCTACACCCTGAATCAACCAAACATCAGTATTAAGAGACGGTGGATTGAAGGCGCCGACCATAGTTCCCGTGTACTGGTCACCAAGTCTGAATGCAAAGCCAACCTCCCCAACCGTTTCGTTCACGTAAGTTCTAACTACCGGTCTGTTTGTTGAATTGTACGAAGCGGCAAGTTCCTTGGTCTTTGTTCTGAACTTGTAATCCTTTTCCGTGCCGGGGTCTATCTCACTCACAACTATTTGCCCGTTAGCACCGGAGTACACAAACACCCCGGCCTTGTTATCAAAGTACATCGTTGTACCGTCGGGCAGTATCGCGTTTGCCCCCGCGTCCGAACAACCAAACAATGTCTTGTAGTCGAACCAAGACGCAAAGGTTTTACTAGAAACACGAACGGTTGAATCCGAGCCAACCTCATTGGGGTAGAATTGGATGTAGATAGAGTTCTCCTTCCTTGGCTGAAGACACTTGAGAGTTTTACCTTCGCGGCCCGACATATACGTTCTAACAACAGGACCAAACAGTGGATTCATGTCCTCGATGTTATCATTCAACAAAGAGAAAGAAGATAAACCGTTTATCTGGGTTCCTACGATAAATGAATCAGAGTGAATAGCCGTTGCCTGGCGGTGAGTCATCTTGGCGTTGGGATCCTCAACCCTTGTTCTTCCTGTCTCGTGTATGTTGCTTGGCCAGTAGTCTGAGTAGTTTGGATCCTCAATAAAATAATAAGCCTGAGCCGATTCTGCGGCCATGCCTGTCTGGTAGTTTCTCTGCTTTACATACACATCCCCGTAGCCTAAAGCAAACGTTGCTGGTCTAGATGAAATTAAATCGTTTGATATTTGATACTCGTTCGTTTCGGCAGCAAATGGGTCTGTGTCTATTGTGACATAAGCCATGCTAGATGTGGCGGCAAATCCAAACGCAAGTCTAGTCTGATTTGAAGACTGCTGGTAGGAAGCTGAATTAACTACTGCGCTAACCGAGTTGGTGGTACCGTTTAAATTGTGTATTGTAACAGAATACGTATTTCCTTCTAGGAATGTATAATCCCCATTCATGTAGAAGAAATAAGGGCCATTACCTGTTATATACACATAGTACAAAGGCGGCGCTCCGTGCGCTCTATCTTCCGTGTGTGGGTTTCTTATGTCTATGGCCTCGCTTACATCTTTCCAAGTGGATACAAACAAGTTTCCTGTATCATCCACCGAAGGTGTTGGCGTGTATATTTCTATCAGTTGACCAAACAGCTGTCCGTCAACCGAGTCTAATCCAGCCTGCGTCTCTATGAGGCTTGTGTCAAATATGTTTGTATAAACTATTTGGCGTTGCTGTTCACCTCCCACCGGATCGTATCCAACAACATCTAGTTCAAGATACGGCAAGTAGGCAACCTGGTCGGCAGTTGTTGCCGGTCCGTCCAGTCTTCTTCTTATGAATCTTATCTTGTCTCCAATTTTAATCTCATGAGCTATTGACGCTCCAATGTTCTGATTTACATAGTACTTATCTATGTTTATTATGTATCTGTTGTTGGTTACTGTGTCTAAATATATTGAAGAAACGTATCCGCTTCCCCCAACATTACCAATCAAACTAATGTCATTTGCGTTGGTTGTGTACTGACCAAAACTAGAAATTTCAGTTGCCGGCTTTGCTACTATCCAATACCTGTCAGCCCATACCGGAGGTATGTGGTCTATAGTAAATCTTGCATTTACCGTAAATGGATTGTCGGCATTGCTAAGTCCAGTCCTGTCCAAATCATAAAACCAGGGAACGAATAGATTCATGGAATCTACCGTGTAAACAGTACCGTCCCTATACGCCCTGTCTCCATACACAATACCAAATTCATGGGTGGCTCCTACTTTCAGAGATGGAGCGGAAAGCGTTTGTCTGTATGATCTTACCCTTGGATTAAAAACCCCATCTGGATTAGGACCCGCTGTAAAAGTGTATCTAACAGCATTACCTAATGCAACTGCCGATGACACAGGGGTGTAGCCCAATTGAGACATGAAAGAATTACATATGATATTCATTATCGCTATGTTCCAATCCATTGGAGTAGCACCCGCCGCTAATGCTGCGTCAATATCCGCCTGAGTTATTTGATAAACAAATATACCAATTGAAGCGCTAGTTGGCGCTGGACCTTGAAGCACCAAACCGGCAGAAAACGGAAACACATCGTTTGCGTTAAAATCATCAGTGTCTGTTGTTATTGATGAAGACGCAAGGCTGTATGTAATGTCAAGATCAATTGCCGCAAATGGGTTCCAGTTTATTTCGTTTAACTGATAGCCAACCCCAACGTCAAGGATAAAAGGCTCCTCTGTGGGTTTGTCGTACCCCTCCCTGAAGTTAGTGTACACTATCTGGCTCGTGGGGAGGTACTCTTGACAGCTTGCGGTTATCGGTAGTCGATCGTAGTTCTTAAATACGTCTACAGCCGGAGTCGTGGCAACCCCTCCGTAAAACGAAACAGTCCAAATAGTATTGTTTGGTATTACGTCTTGGTCCTTGTCTAACTGAAGAAATACCCCAAACGGAGGCTCTGTTCCAAAATCTTCCTTGTCATATTGCTGTACAGCGATATTAAACTTTCTTATGATCTGGGGACCTGTCTCAAACTGTATGTTGATTCCGTTACTGTTGTTTGGATAAAGCCAATTGGTTCCAGGTATCAATTCAGACTGCTGAGGCAATTCTAAATTAGAATACATCGACCACACTCCAGCCTCCCCGTTCTCGTAAATAGGCTGAATAATAAACTTAAACAGCTTATTGCGGAGTTTGTTATCTTGTCTTGTGGTATCTGTAAAATAGGCTACGCGAGGGGGGTCCATTGGCCACTTTATCGCATCAATTGTTTGAAGCGTAATACCACCCGTATAAAAATTATCAAGAACCTTTTGTATGTTTATCTGATATGGTGGATTGAATAAGCGCGTTCCATCGGCCTCATACATCTGATTATCCCAGCGCCCGTCAGTCCACTTCAAGATATCATCAATGACGTTTGCGTGATAAATAGGGAATTCACGACTAAAGTTAAGAGCGGTAGCGCCAATTAAAAGATTATGCGTCTGCGTGTCAATATAGTACAGCCATATCTCATGCAATCCGGTGGCCTTAAAAACAAAGTACACAATCGCGTTTTGCTTTTGCCAAATGGTCGCACCCATTATCTGATCCTGAATCGAAATAAAGGGGTTGTTGATTAATAACGTGCCATCAGAAGTCTCTACGGCATATGCGTTACCAGAATTGTATCCAAGTCTACAATACGAGAAATCTCTATAATCTCCCTTAGGCACACCCTGAGGTGTGTCGTCGGTATTTATACCGCCGGTAAATGCTATGACTTCGTTAAACTCCATTATCCTAAATTAAATTCTGATGCCTGTGCAAGTGCGTCAATCATTTCACTCAATCGTGGAGCCTTAATCAAAAGGTTTGCGCTCCATTGAGCTGCCTCGTATTGCATCTGCAATTCTTTGTACTTGGCCTTGTCCTCGCTACCTCCTTTGTGGAAACAGTATTCACTCATCAAATACAAACGAAACGGCTCGGCATACCCTGTATCAATCAAGGTGTTTTCATTTACCTCCGAACCATTTGAGAAATACTCTATAATCAATTGACCGTCGGGTATGTTTTGGTCAAATATGATATTGTTACCATCTATGCGGTAGTAGTTCACGTTACGCCCGCCGCCTAGCGTGTAGTTAGGTTGGTTGTAAAAGTATCCAAAGTAACCCGTTGGGAAAAACCCATTCAATACCACGTCATCATTCTGATCGCTTTCGCATTGAAAAAACTCTTCTGGGTAAGTCAGTGAGGTGTCTGGTGTCAAAGTCCAAATGCGACGACCTGATTTCAATCCTACCTTGGAAATCCTCATGCAGTCGCCTGGCATCGTGAATACCCGCGCACCCGTATCTATCTTGGCGTATATTGTCTTAAGGCTCACATTCCCATCGAGTGGAGCCTTCTCGCTCAAGTAATCAATAGCCACCTGAGTCATCCACGTAAGCTCACGACCTGCTGGGTTCTTACCCAAGCGGTACAGTGCGGATGTGGCGATATATTTTATATTCTTAATGGTCATGATCTAGCTGCGGTAGTTTGTGCGTCAATTGAATCATTGTTCAAGTCGTCTTGGAAACCTTGGGTTGCCAATACCTGCATACACATTTGGAAAAGCATCATTTCACCCGCGCCTGTTTCATCGCTTGGAATGATAAGCACATCATCATCCTCCATTTGGTACACGTTAGGAACCATAGTAACCGTTACATTACCCTCTGGCTTTTTGTTGAAACGCAGCTTGTCCTTGAAAAGGATGGCCGCTGAATTGTTTCCCCCACGCAATACATTCAATGCGTTTGATTCCGCCTTGGTTTGAACTGAATATGAGTTAAACCCTGACGACTCGTCCTCAACAGTAAAGATTGCCATAGTCCCCGCGATTGGCTGTGGACTGAGGGTTACATAGTAACCGTTGGCATCGTTGGCCGGAGTAAATATGTATGGAACCGCCATGTCGCTTGCCTCGTAAGGATCGCGTGATACAATGTCGGCAAGGGCTAAGTTGATTACACGAGAAATAATGGAACGAGGATACAGACGACGCAAATCTTCCGGGGTATCTCCCCCAGTCAACCTGTGCTGTATTAATTCGATGACTTGACGTTTTGTGATCATACTTTACTTGGCATTTGAGTCTGAATGTTCCATTGGTTTTCGTTACCAATACCGATGTAAGTTTTAATCAAATCAGTTAGGTGGTCCACGCAGCTTTCGGGATATTCAAATTCAACGCTTGCACTTGGAGTGCCAATTGGAGCTGTAGTTGCATTCGTGTGAACAGTTCCCGGTGGTAAATATACAGGGATTCCGTTCTCAATTTGATAATCAAATACAGGCTGAATTGGCTCTCGTATGTAAGTAAAGGTTATCCGTGGCATATACGGATAAATGAAATACCTGTCATTTCGTGTAACAAGTATTGGATCGTTTTCTTCTGGGTTGTCTACCGGGCTTGTAATCGAGTTACGCATCTTAGCGTCAAACTCGTGTTGGCTTACAAACTCTACGCTTCGGTAGTTGGTATCGTATGAACATTCCTTGTTCAGTATCTCAAGAAAACTTGCTGTTGCCTGATACCAAATGTCGACAGGAATATCCGCGTAACCTCCTCGCTCTGGTCGTCCTGCTAAAACAGGAGTGAAGGACATTGCTGGATACTGAGGCGAACCTAGGGTCTTGATGAATGTCTGAAGGTCGCTAGTAATTTCTCGGCTGTTTTCAAAGTTGTCTACGAGCGTGTTAAGATAACGCTGGTTTACAATCTTAATCGCCCGATTGAAGTCATTGGGCGTGATGTAACCACCCCTCAGATCCTTTCCGGCTCTGAAGAGAAGCTCATCATATATTTGACCGAGGTTAGTAATCATTATGGGTAAATCTCGATTTTAACCTTTGTATTTGGAATAAGATTCGCAAGCGTCCCCGTCAGATCATAATTACTAATTGATATAGATCCCGCAAATATAGCGGCGCTAAATGTGGATCCTATAGCAGGAGTAAAAAATACAACGGCATTAACAAAAACATTTGACGAGGCAGATATTGTGTATTGTCCAGGGGTTCCGTCGTAAGTAATAGATATTGTTGCTCCTGTTGTGTTTGCATATTGAGTTAAAGACACAGTTCCAGCGTTTCCTGTAATTAATCCTGCATAAACCAAAGGACCGCTTGAACTTGTAGCCTGAACCACGTTACCCGCAGTGTCAACGCCAAGCAAGTATGCTGGGGCTGGGTCAACAAAATTAGCAGCATTGTATTGCGGGAACGAAACTTGACCATTACCGAAAAGAACTAATGGAGTTTTAGACACAGCATTGTCGGAAAGATAAAAACTCATCATAGAATCCTTAACAGTACTATCGGTCCATTGTGTTGATATTTCCCCAGCAAAAGATTCTGTACCTGTTATATCAGAAAGATATACCAGAGATGACGCTCCCAAGCCGTTCTGTCCGGATGGTGCGTATACTCTAGTTCGTTGAGTTTCATTTGACACCGTAGGACTCGTTGTTGTCTTTCTTACTGACATTGCCGTTACTGTTCCAGAAGACTCAACTAATAGCGGGGTTACGTTTCCTGACGTTGCTACTTTAAAATTAAACGTAGTGGTGTTTATCGTTGTGTTCCCGGTTAACGCTCCGCCAAGTGCAAAGTCGTCTCCAGTGCGAGTCAAACCATTTACACCATCAAGAGCCGCCACAGAATTTTCAACAGCGGTTATATCGGCATTAAACTGAGCGTTCGCCAACAACTGAAGGGCAAACTGAGTGTTTGCTTGGCCTAACTGGTCCTGCACGTTATTAGAAGACAGGAACGGAAGGTTAGGTGTAGCCGGAACATCTAAAGCAATCGGCAGTTCGCCCGGAGCATAATACTCTACCCAAACAGCATTTTCAGCGGTATTGACAGTACAACGATAGATTATGCCCGTGTTCGTGTTTTGCCACAACGCACCAACCTCAACACCTTGAGTTTCGTCATCACTAGCCAAAGGAGAACCCGGCCCAGCAGGGACGAGCGAAAACAAGCGAAATTGAAAAGATCGAATAAGACTCTCAATAACAGACTCTCCTGAGTTGTTTGACACCCAATAGTAGGTATCATCATTACAACAAGCGCACTCGCAGCCAGATGAGTCGAGATTGTTTCTAATAAGCTCAACGGTAGCCCTGTAGTTTTCGAGGTCTCCACAAGATCTGTAGTTCTGAGCCTCCGCGTAATACAGAAGCACATTGTCTACAAAAACTTGGTACTTTGAAATTCGGTTACGGTGCAACTCGTTTGCGTGAGCAACGCGAAGGTTCTCAATACAAGGAGTAAGACCGCAAAGACTGCCGGCACAACTTACTTGGAACTCCCTGACCACAGACCTTGTGTAAAGGACAACCAAGCCACTCGTTTGGGTCTGCTGTATCTGCTGTGTAAGCGAAACACTATATGTCCCTGTTGCAAGAGGAGTTTCCACCCCAGGAGGCGGATAAGGAAGTGAGCTGGTAACTATGTTCCCTGGAAACGTAGGACTAAGTGTAGTCCAAGAAGGGTAATTAATCGAACAACTTAAATTTGCGACAACCTCATTTGAGCCAAGCGCCGTGGTGTTAGCCACGCCCCATGTCCCGTTGTCTCCATACTCGCAGTCGTAAGTGAAGCTAACCTCTGCGTCCACCTGTGTACACCCGGCGTATGTGTACACGCCATTGAATTGTACGTTTTCTAAATCAAACGTGGTGATTCCCGCAACAGCAATGGTGTAGTCCGAAACAGTTACTTCTGCGTTTGCACCTACTTGGTTTAACGCCTCTACGGTTACATCCTCAAATCCCACTCCTGGATTAGCTAAGCGTATCTCGTTTCCGACCTCTAAGTATTGTGTTATCCATTGATTGGACGCTACGTTAACCAAATCAGGTGGGGTAAGCGTAATCGCAACAGGAACAGTGAACGAGTTGACTCTGAGTCTATAAACAAACGTATAAACGCCGTTTGCCACATTCCCGTTTAAATCTAGCGGTAAATCAAAATAGGCAGTAGGAACCCCATCATTGACAAAATCCCAGGCTTGAAGGTCGATAATGGGGTTGCTAACAAGATTGCCATCGACGATAATATCGCCGTTAAAGGTGACCTGCCCCAATCCCTTCAGTTCGAAATCTATTGGATCGAGACCCAACCCGATATAATCGGTAGAGTCAACGATAACGCCTCGTGGCTGTAACGCACCAGTGCCTGGGTTGGTGTACGTTAAGTCAAACGAAAAGGATACGGTGCTAATCATCTTTTTATAGTTTTCTTAATTTACCTAATAATTCTTCATTTACCTTGAGGTGGTCAATCAATGCAAATGCAGCTTCGCTACCGGTTTGCGTTGACTCAAAAAATGGTGATTTCAACCACTTTGTTCCATCGCCTCTACGGTCGCGAATATACCACATTCCGTCCTCATTTTTGATAAAATTCTCACTTATCAGTCGATTAACTAACTCGTGGACAGACTCTCCTTCTAAAGATCTTGTTTGTTGAGGTTTAGATGAACCGATGATTTCAAATGCATTCTTTTTAAATGTCTCGCTTCCGTTCTTGATTGCGTCATGAAGCATTACACGGGTTTCTTCTTCTGTATGAAGCGGAGACATTCCAAGACCATCTACTGTTTTTAGAATAGTCTTGTAGTCCAAATTGAAATAAACGAGATCCTCAAGTTCACGAGCAGCTCTTGCAGAATTGATTTTACTCTTCGCTTCTGTATGCTTTTTCTCGTATTCGTATCTTACATTTTGAGATTTAAAAACAGATTTATTACCGTCCACTATTGGACACATATAATGCATGAAAAACAAAAGATCTTTTTGATGTGGTTGAATGGTAAATCCATCTTTAATCTCTATTCGAGAACTTTGATAATTTACATTGCCATTAATAAATGTTGGGGCAATAGTGGTGTATATAAGCGTATATTCGGAATCAGTTTCTTTATCGTAAAAATTAGCCTTTGTCTTAATTGACGAAGCTCCCGGCGCTTGAACCATCAAAATTGGATCCGAATCCGGATTATTTGTTGGAACCTTATATGTCTTTAGTTTATAACGATCAGCTACCCTTAAAACAACGGGTCTTTTTTCGTCAAAAAAATAAGGAAATTCAGTTCTTAACTCTTGTTCTGCCCATTCTGGAATATCCACAGGCTGATTGTTGCTTAAATCAAATAACATATCGTTTTATTTTTTGTTTGTGAAAAACAGGGAGAGGTTCCCCCCTCCCTATTTTGAATTTACTAAGATTATGCTGTGAACAAACCGTACTTGTTAGCGTTTACAAACTTGTAAGCCACTTCAGATACGATGTGAACACCGAGCTGCCATACATCAGTCTTGTTAGCTGCTGCACGACCACCTGTCTGCCACATATTCATGAATGCACCTGGCTTATGACACAGACGGATATACTTACCCATGTTGCCAATTCCATCATCAACACCTCCATTAGTACTCAATGGGATCAAGAACGCAAGGTTTTTCCAAGTGTTATCTGTTTGACCGGCAGCATTAGAACCAACACCAAACATAGTTGGGTTGTCAAAAATGCCCATACGAACAAACGCGAAATTCTTGTTATTGAATACAAGGTTGTTGAAAGAGAAGGTCTTACTCATCAAGTCAGCGTAAGCACCCTCACCCCAGAAAGTCTTCTCCATTTGAACCTTGTTAACCTGTACGTTGAGTTGCAATGGGTTGTTGGCAATTGCACCACCTGTGAACAAGTTTTGCTCCAACAAAGACTGCATATAACCACTAGCCCAAACCATGTAGTTCTTTACAGAACCATCTTGTGAAGCCAAAGCGGCTTCCATTGCATACATATCAGCAACGTCAGGACCAGTTGTTCCACCAGTAGATACAACAGTAGTAGAGCCGCCATTTGTTCCAGAACCATTGTTTTGGATTGCATTAAGCAAGCCCTGAGTAGTTTGGAATGAGGTAGCTGTAATACCGGTGTTGTAACCAGTAGCGTTAGATGGAACACCAGCGAAGAAGGTGTTTACGAGTGCAACTTGGTGTTCACGCTGCAAGTAGATGATGTCGCGTGAGTTAGAGTAAGGAGTTTGAACTCCGTTCTCCAACTGTGAATACCAAAGTTGATTGTAAAGAGCCTCTGAGCTAGAAGTGGTGTCGTTACGGAAAGTTTGCAAAGGAGAGGTGTGAACCGTGTCAAATGTGAACTTAGAATCGTAAGCGCCACCATTTTCAGGAGCTGAATTACCTACATAGTACATCAAACCAGCAGGAGCAGCAGCGCCTGTTGTGATCAACGCAGCCATGGTAACTGTGTTGGCAGCAGACTTAGCTGTAATCTGGTACAAAGCACCAGTAGATGCATCCTTCCAAATATCACCAATTGCTGGCCAAGAGTAAGCAACACCACCAACAGTTGTAATGTTAGATGGATCCAAGGTTACCGTGTAAGGACCAGCACCAACTGCGGTTACGGTGATTGGAGCCTCCATACGAGTCATCTCAAACCAACGAACACGTGGGTTCTTCGCGATTTCGCGGTTACCTACTGCGTTCATGATTTGGTTCATCGCATCGAAATACTCATCACCAAAGGGAAGATATGCTACTGCATCGAAGTCTTCCATGATAGCATCCCAGTTATTCTGGATGCCACCGAATGTCATGCCACCATTATTCGCTGCCGATATCGACAACGGATTAATAGTGGGACTCTGTACAAATGCCATTGTATTAAATTTTTTTAATGGTTAATTATGATTTTAATGTCTGCGATGGGAAAGGAATGCCACGCTCCATGAGATCTCTTTGAGCAGGGCTTAATCCCTTCGTATCAGCAGACGTTTTGCCTACACGGTTCGGCGTCTTAGCCTGGCCATTGTAGACTTCTTTTACCACCTTTTTTTCGGTTTGAGCCATAAGTGACTTGGCTATTTGAACTCCTAGATCCCCAGACTGAACCTTATGAATGAGGACTTGGTTCGTTAACCATTCACGTACCGCTTGTTTACCTTCCTTTGTGGTAGTATCAAAGGCTTGACCTAAATAACCTGCATACTGCGACTTCAAAATCGAATCGACCTCTTCGTTTGAAACTTGTAACGAAACTTCCGTATCGCCGAATTTGTAGGGGACCTCCTTTAGCTGCTTACCGTAGGACTCTGCCTCGCTAAGTGCTATAGTCTGTCTTTCCGCAATCTGTTTTTGAGTTTGGCTCTTTAGCTCTTTCGCAAAGGTAAAAGGATTTTTAACTGTTTCAACATCTTTTTTAGTCTTTTCAATGATTTCGATTGCATCGATTGCATCAGACTTTAAAAGAGCTGTAGCATAATACTCACCTTCTCCTAAGTTATATTTTTCACGAATGGCCTCCTCAATAGTTGAGTGACCTAATCGCTTGAATTTATCTGGATTCTTTACCGCCTCCGCAAGCACTAATGCCTTGAGCGGATCTTCCATAAGACTATCCGGGTTAGAGGAAACAATTTGGTTAGCTATAGATGAGCTAATGCCCTTTTTACCAAATGCAACCATAGTCTTTGCTTCCTCAATACCTCCAAACGGATCATCAGCCTCTTGCAAAAGAGCGAGTCCGTCTTCAATTTCTTTTTGCTTTTGGCTTAACTCTTCTGCAAGACCCTTGTATGAACGCAGTTGTTCATACTCACTTTTAAAAGAGTCTTCGTTTTCGTATCCATATGCAGCAAACCAAGGACTGTCCTGTGGCGCTACTTCTTCATTAACCTGTTCGGTTTCTTGATTGGTTACTTGTTCGTTCACCAATTCTTCTTGATTGTTCAATTCGTTGTTTTCCATATGTTTTATACTCTACCTGTTATTTCGTTTCCTAATTGAGCTTCGAGTGTTGCCTCAAGCTGTATTTGTTCTAGAATCTGTTTTCCTTTCAATAACTGAACTTGATAGTTTGCATCAGCCTTAATCCTAGCCATCTCCTGTTCCTTCATAAGTTCCATGTTGGCCATCTCACGCTGCTTCATGATTTCAATCTCAGCAAGTTGCATTGCAGTTTGACGCTTGGCTTCTTCAGCCATCATAGCGGATTGCTGCTGTCCTTCAATGGTCTGCTGCATCATCATTTGAGCGTGTTGCTCCTCGCGTTGACGGGCCTCCGTCTCTTCGGTAGCCATAAACCAAAGTGCCTCATCCACATCCCCATTCTTCAACAGTTGAGCTACACGCTCTACACTTGAAGGACTTAACAGAACAGCGCCGTCCTTGGTTGGCATCTGAGACATCTGCATAGCACGTTGAAGAATGGCACTCTTTTCCTTCTCGTTTGGAAGAACCTTGCAGGTAATCGCTAGTTGATCTAATGACAAACCTTCGATGTCGTCCAAGGAATTAATCATGGTTTCGCCAATAATACTCTCATAAAACTCGCGAATCTTGGGGTCGTATTCAATATCTATACGTGCCTGGTGAATTATTCTCTCACCAAGTTTCTGTTTAAACTGACGCTCCGACTCACGTAGTGGCCAGTTGGCGTGGTTACCAGCAATGTAATCGGCCTCCATTACACCAACCAATCGTTCTGCTGACTGATCAGGACTTGCAGCCATCGCATCCGGGATGCCCATCAAGTCCTTAATCATCATTTGAAGATTGGCAATTTGAGCAAGCCACTCCTGACCCTGTGGGCCAAGACCGTTATCCATTTCTGACAATGGCTGAGACACGTACTTACCTGTTGCTGCGTTGAACTTAGTGGCAACAATCTGAATACCGTTTTGACGGTGGATGTGCATGAGGTCGAACAGGTCGTACTCTACACCTCCAATCTTGATGTTGGCGGCTTCACCAACGTCAATTCTATATCCCTTCGGTGCAGCAGCCCATACCGCCGCACGTAACTTCAATACCGCGAACATCAAATCATCGAGCAACCCCTTCACGCTGCGTGTAGGAGACTGACCGTTGATGCGATGAATAACATACGAACTCATCGGAGACAAGCCCTTCTGCATTTGGTTGGGCTTCTTTTTCCAGTCGTAAATCTTATCTTGTCCAGTGCCGGAAATAATGTAAGCACCCTCATACCAATAGTTACAGCTAACCTCTTCGTATGTGTCGCTAGGGTTCTTTTTCTTCTCGTCTACCGGCTTGTTATTACGGATATAACTTCCGTATCCCTGCTTATTTGTGCGCTCTACATACTGCTTGTAGTCTGTGGATAGGTACTCAAACTTCAACACATAAACCTTGAAGTCCATCCAAACCCAGCGGTTTGTAGTGGAGTCCTTACGTTCAAACGCCCATTGCGGGATTGTAGATACACTTGTCTGATAAGGAACATAAGACTTGGCCATAGCCTGTATTTGAACCTCAGTAAAACCAGCGTCAATCAACTTGTCGTAAATAGACTGCACGGTCTCGGCCTCGATATGGCCAATTGCCACAGGCTCATCCTGGTTATCCTCATTCCAAAGCATGACCATTCGAGCAGGGTCAATATATTGAAACTTAACCTGCCCAGTCATAGGGTCATTGTAAATCTTAGCTGCGCGGAAGTGAAAGTCAATCGCATCACGGTTAAACTCCATGCGCTGACCAGCCCAATTTGAAGCTCTAAAACCAGACTCGGCTAATTTTTCCAAAGCAACCTCATACTTGCTCTTAAAAAAACCAAGACGATCCGCCATCTCTAGCATTGTCTCGTCTTTAGGAACGAAAGGCAACTTGAACTCCGGAAGACCTAACTGTCTTGCTAATGGATTCGTGTAATTCGCTTTAGCGTACAAATCATATTTTTGACGCTTCTTTTTATTGATGATGTTTTTATCAAGAGAAACACAATCAAGTTTATAATCATTATCCGCAAGAATTGATAGAAGAACATTCGATAATTTTCTCATGGGCGAGAAGATGTCATAGCTAACATTAGCCATTGCCTTTCTCTGCGCTTTACTTAAGCCCTTGTTTCCTGAATTTGACTCGTTCTGATTTACCCCCTTTGATCCAATAGGGGATCCATTGGTAAACCAATTCTTGTACTTCTCCTGCGACTGATTACCAGCACCGTAGTTTCTAACCTCCTGCATCTCAGGGATTTGTGTGTACGTGAAGTATGTACCACCAGAACAAAAACGAGTATAAAGCGCTCTCGCACAACGTAATCCAAACTCCGGCTTTAACTTGTCAACTTCAGGTATGTTGTCATTTGGAAACAACATACTACCAAGTATCTGTGGTAATATCATATCTTACAAATTTAGTTTACCAGCACAAATGTAGTAAATTTTTTATTAAATAGCTGAAAACAATCATTCTACATCAAACATTGCAAAGCCCCCCTTTATCTCTATTGGCTGATATACCTCCTTGTAAAGGTCTGGCATTCTGCTTTTTATAGCCCTCATGCACCACCCTGTAGCGGCACACAAGTCATGGTTTGTCAAGTCATCTAATCCCCTCATCTGACTCCACTCTTCAATTATCTCCCATATTTTTACGTACCTAACATTATTGTTAAAGAACGTCATAATATCTCCAGCCATTTCGTTTTTCTCTGCCTCACCCGCCCAGACACCTGGCCTTGCGTCCTGCTTTCCATCAGACCCCAAATCTTTTAAAAGGTAACCATCAAAACCATTATCCCTAAAATATTCTACAAGGGCCTCCCCATCGGGCCACTCTGGGTAAACGTAGGCCCCAAGGAATACAGCTGCCTTCAACCACTCCTCGTGGTACTCTGCCTTGTCTTCAGTCTGTCTGTTGTAAGTAAGAATCCAGTCATTGCTAACCCATTCGTTTCTTGGTTTGTTGTCTGGATCTATCTGGCTATCTCGTTTGTAGAAAACCGCCGCTGCCGCATTTGATTTCTTTTTACCTACCGTGTTTCTCTTGTGGAACTTTACCGGGTCACAGCAAAGAAAGTACTTGTTCATCACCGACGGATCGGGAGCATAAATAGGCCCACGCTCCTTTGGTGGTATATAACCCTCCTCCATTGAAACTACGGTTCTCTTGTTTCTCTGATCTTGCGGAGGTAGATAACTCATGGTCCAGCTTCCCTTGGGGTCGTTCTCAACATATACGTCCCCTCCAAACTTATCGCCAACCCATTTAAAATTAATCTTCGTCGTAATTGGTGTTCGTAGAAATTTAAGTTCCGATATGCGGTCACGCATTTTCTCGATGGGCATACCCATGTCCTTAGGGATCACAGCAAATGCGTGCTTCCAGGTCATTGGGAAGTTCTGCTGCAACTTGATGAGCTTCTGCCACTCACGCTTGCGCTCAAAGTAATCCGCTTGGTTTAAAAGATACGACTTGGCTCCCTTAGTAATCCACTTGCCTTCATTGGACATTACAGGTTCTTTGGGGTCGTCAATAATGCTTGCCCCATACTCGTCAATGTAACCCTCAACGGCGTAGTAACCTGGAAGGAAGAAGTTTATGAGTCCTGATGGAGTTGTTCCGTTCTCGTTGCGATCGGAGAAGTGTGAGTCATTAGCAATATCAAAGAACTGCGCTCCACCCCCTGTATCCATGTCACCTACAGTAGACGGCATGATGCAGAACCCACGAATATTTTCACCTCGCTCGATGGCAGGCTTCATCGTGTTGTACCACCACGTCGGGATGTTTTGGTCCGCTGCCTTCGCGTCCGTCTTCTTTGCTGGCTCGTCACGGTAGACAAATGCAATCTCCGCTTCACCATCCGCCGCCTTTTCCGACGACGATAATGGCGTGATGAAGCACTCCATCTGTTCAGGAATAATCCCCGCCCTTGCAGCTGATGCGATTGATCCTTCGTATTGAAAACGTAACCCCTCCTTGGCCTCGATCCTTCCCCGGTAGTGTGGTCGGAAGAAAAACGGAAGTTTACTTACGGGAGTTTGTATCTGCTTGATAAATATCTTATTAACCGCCTGGTCTTCGTTCATCGCCTGGATGATGAAGGTTTGATCGGGCATATTGAGTGTTCCCCATGTACAGAAACAACAAGCGATTGCAGTCTTGGCGATACGACGTCCCGATACAAAGTTGATTCCGTGTACTGTCCGTTTTCCCCTGCCTACGGTTACGTTTACGTTTGGCTCGACGTAATACTCAAACCCTTGCTCGTTCATATCGTCAACGACACTTTTTACTTCTTGGTTTGAATACTTAGTCTTTACAATGCCGTCTTCCCGATACAGGATCTTGTGTTTGTAGAACGCATCCTCTGTGGTGTAAGCATACATGAACAGATGAAACATCTTGCGTTGGTAGTCGCGGTAGTCTGGACGGTTGTTGTTCTTGCCAAAGTTCTTTACCGTCCAAAAGTTTAGGAAGAAGTAGTTGGCTCCGTTTAAGTATACAGGTTTCCCTTTAATGAAACACCAATAACCAACATACCTACGTTTAATCTGAAGTTTGATCCACTCAATCTCCATAGCGTAGTACTTCTGATTGGACTCTATTTCCTCGTATATGTCCTCAAGTCTTACGTCGCCCATCTCCTTGTACTTGGACTTATTGGCTATGTGTTTCTTATTGAACACAACCTCGTAGATGAGCTTTATCTTCTCTGGAACCTCTTGGTATGAAAATTTTTGTTCCCTTGGATCTAATCCATATCCGTCCACATACGTAAGCGCCTCCTCCCTTGTTACCTCTCGCTTTAGATGGCGAGAATACCACTCTTCAAGACGAGGAAGCGGGATACGGATTGTATCCAACTCGTCGTCGTCCTCATGGAACGAAACATATTTGTCCTCCTCATCGTATTCGTACTTCATGGTATAATACTTTATGGTATAATCTCCGGGAATATTTCTTTCTTCTCACGCCATATTCTGGAGTAGTGTTCTGGCTGTATCCCTAAATTCTCTGCGCGAACTGAAAACGTGATTGCCTTTTGTAAAGTTATACTCACTTCATCATTCATGATTCGACTACGAGCATCTACAAGTGTTTGCCTCCAACTCTCAAGACCCGCTTGAAAATTCTTGTCATCATTAGACCTGTCTACAGGTTGGGTCAAAAGCGCTCTTTGCAATGCAGATATTCGTATATCTGCTGTACTCATAATCGAGTAATCTTCCGAGCATTGCAAGCGAGTAAAGACAATGTAGCGCTCCACCGCCCAGTCCACATTCATCATGCAGAGCTGGGCGTACCCGTTATCTGGATCCGTGTCATCAACCATGATGTTCAGTTTGTTCAAGGTATATCGTTTGCGCTGGTTGATGTCCGGATACGCATCTTTAACGGGAGTACCTGGAGCGAACATATATATGAGATAGCGTACAATCTTGTCAGCGCTAACCCCTTCGGGAAGGTCGTCAGACCTATCGAGAATATGGGCTTGGCTGGCCAGGTCCGAGAAGCGGTATGCTACCGACTCGTCATCCGGGATGCCTTCAATGTTGTACGATATTTTACTAAAATCTAATTTTATCATCTTTCATATGCCATTATCACGCGTGGTTGAAAACGAACATATTCTGTGGTTTTAGCAAGCGTTGGGTCAAGTTTAGTTGCGAACATGTTTCTGACACAAACAATGTCTCCTCTTTTCACATCGGTATTGGTCCAAACGTCTGGACTTGCGTACTTGGGTACTCTTGCATTAGGAACAACAACCTCAACTCGTTGGATGTCGTTATCTGGAATATAGAGGGCGCCCAACTTTCTTTCGTTACCGAGCATCTTGCCTATGATGTAACCATTGAGGCTTACAATCTCATCACCCCTTTGAGCCGCGTAGATAGACTTCTTTGAAATGGTCAAATAAACCTTTCCGTCAATTACACAGCCTCCCTCGCCCTCTGTAATCATTTCGCGAGTAAATGTTGCATCAAACCAAACATCATCGCCTTCAACTGCATCAAACTCGCAGTCGTAGTCCCACCCTTGGTAGGACAGGTCCTTTTCAGCAATCCTAATAATCTTCCCCCGCCTAACGGCTTGTTTCCCTTGGATATCTTCCTTGTCTGGGTCAGCCTCCCTGTGGGCTTCGCCTGCCATTATCTCGTATTCTTTTAGGAGTTGTTTGTCCTTGTAGCCCGACTTCTTCAACGCCTTTACGATACCAATCATCTCATCGTCATCTACCTCAGAGATGTAGTTTTTGATTTTATTTACAATCTTGAGTGTGCCTCCATTGAACTGAATCTCGTCCTCCGTCAACGAATGAAGCTCAATGATGCAGTCTCCGTTAACAAGCCTCAACTTGCTCAAGTCTAATCCGCTCAAATTCATTTGTTCGCCAATTTTTGTTCGTAAATCTCTAGCACCTGTTTCTGCTTTTCAAAGTTCTTCTTTCCAATTGGAATCTTGTTCTTAAGTTTGTTCACGCACCGGCGCAGGGAGGAGTAACTCCCAAACACCATAACCGCGTCCCAGTCGGACATCAAACCTTCTACCTTTACTGGGTCCACCTGTTCTCTTCGAATGTAGTATTCGTATACCTCTATGATTTTTAGGTAGTTATTTTTTGTCTTTGTTCTGATCATAATGCTCTTGCAATGTTTTAAAAAATGAGGACCTCTTGATTCGAGTCTCAACCTTTGTGTCTGAAATCTCTTTAAGGGTTTCAGCGTACCTCTTTATAGCCATCTCAACCTGATCAAGATCTTCGGACGTTATCGCTGGATCACAATACAGCAATTTCCTGCGAGACTTGGTGGCCATAGGCGTAAAAATCCTCATAACCTCATATATTTCAATCTTCTCCTCAATCATCGTATTGAGAATCAAGATTGCTCTGTTCCAGTTTTGTTGGTTATTCATATACCATAACTATGTATCGCTCGTGTACAGAGTACTCTGTAACATCTTGCAGTTCAACTCTGTCTACCTTACCTACAATACAAATTCGTTGCCCGACTTCAAAGTCACAGAAGTTGCCAACCTTAGTTATAACAGCATCAATCTGTTTGTCGGTCTTGTTTTCTATTTCAATAAATACCCGGTGGTCGGGTGGAAATAAATTACTCATGCTGCAAATATACAGAAAAATAACATAGTGTCAAGTTCTTGCTTGAAAATAAGATTAAACAACGTAAATTTGCGCTATGTTTATCGTTTCTATCGCACTTACAATATTCTGTTTTGGGTTCATGATGAAAAACTCTATTTACGGCTGTGGCAAGCGAACCTACAAGACTCGTAAGGAGGCTCAGCAACACTGTGACTATGATCAGCAAGTCTATATGTGCTGGGACTGTGAAACGTGGCACATAAAAAATAATGAAGAAAATACTTGACAACCTTGCGTGGTTGTTTTATGTTTGCTGAAATATTCCGCCCCCCGTTTGCTAAAGAACCACAGCAACCGGGGGTTGGAAGGTGGTTACAAATACTAACCAACTCAAAAGCTCGCAAAGTGGTTCTTGCGAGCTTTTTTTTATCTTATGAATACAGGACAAATTGTTAAAACCAGGAACGTGCCTTTCGCAATGGTTCCTACTGAATTTCTGAGAGACAAATCAGTTAGCCTAAAGGCAAAAGGATTGCTTTCTTTTTTACTTTCCCTCCCGCATGATTGGATTATTTACAAAAGCAAGTTGACTGATTATTTCCTAGATGGAAAGGATTCAATCTCTAGCGCTTGGGATGAATTAGAATTGCTTGGATACATACACTCTGTCAGAATTGTTGGTAACGACGGCTTGTCAAGAGGGTTTAATTATATCGTCTACTACGAGCCAACCGAAAGCGGTTTAACGGAAAGCGGAAAACCCGATATCCGAAAACCCGCCACTACATATATAGATAATACAAAGAAAGAAATAACATATAAATATACCTTCGAGGATTTTTGGCTTGCATACGACAAGAAGGTGGATAAGAAACAAACTCAAGTTGTATGGAACAAACTATCCCCTGAGGACCGGATACTTGCAGTAGAAGGCATGGGAAATCACAAGAATGGTCGCGAACGTAAATACTGGAAAGACCCGATACGATATCTCCGAGATAAAAGGTGGGAAGACGAAACAACGAATACGAATATAAATGCAAAACAAACCAATTACAGCTATGACCCAAATGACCCAAGGAATAAATGGTAAGGTATCCATCTACAAAGACTTCAATGACCTGCAAGGACACACAATTAGTGTACTGGGCGCACTTGAACGAATTCGGACTGGAAAGTCAAAGGACCTTGTACAAAAGGCGAGGGAAGCCAAGACCAAGAAAGAGGCAGATGATTTAAAAAAGAAACTTCCAGCAGTTTGCTTCAGTGGGCTTTTTAACAAACGAAAGGACTCTGAGCTTGTCGAACACTCAGGATACATCGTGCTTGATTTCGATAATGTCCCAAATATCACCCAAAAGAGAAATGAATTGTGCGCTATAAGACACATTACCGCAGTTTGGATATCACCTTCGGGAAATGGTGTAAAGGCTTTGGTGCAAATTGAGTGGAAAACCAAACATAAAGAGCATTTTGATGCACTAATGGTGGAAATGCCCGACATCGACAAGACAGGACGTAATGTTTCCCGTTTATGCTTTGAGTCATACGATCCAGAATTGTATTATAATCCGAATGCAGAGGTCTACTCAAAGTTGCCTGTGAAAAAAGAAGATAGAAGGTTGCCAAAGCAGACTGCTACAGAAACGATTAGCGATGACGACAAGATATTCCAAAACCTCTTGACGTGGATGACCTCCAAGGGTGACGCATTCCGTGAGGGAGAGAGGAATCATTTTGTGTTTAAGTTGGCTGCAAGTTGCTGCCGATTTGGGATGATGGAGGAGACGTGTTACAACCTGATGATGATGCACGTCACGCCCGACTCTAGCTTTAGTCAGAAGGAGTGCCGTCAAGCAATTCGCAGTGCGTACCGTGCCAACATGAATCAATGGAACACGGCTGAGTTTACCAAGGATCAGTTGGTTAGTAAGACTAACCATGTGGAGGTAAAGATTGAATTAACTGAGCAGGACCTGGAAGAAATAAGCAAGGAAGACGTGATCTATGCCGAGGAGGTAATGGAACAGGCGTCCGAGATTTATCTCAAGGGTTATCAGGCCGCTATGCCACTTGGCGTTCCGTTGCTCGACAAACACTTTAAAAGGGTCAAGGGAGAATTAACAATTGTTTCCGGAATAGGAAACTATGGTAAGTCCTCATTCATGAAATGGGAAATGGTATTTCGCATCGTGAAGTTCGGTGAGAAAGTTGCCATCTTTACTCCCGAAGAACTGCCAGCAGAGCAATTTTACCACGACCTGGTGGAGATTTACTTCGGAAAGGACTGTACGCCAAGCAATTACAACAGGCCGAGTTACGACGCGTACATGAAGGTGTACAAAATGATTGGCGAACACATCTTCATGGTATACCCCAAGAACGTAAGCCCAACTCCCGACTACGTGAAGGAGGTCTTCCTTAGCATGATTATCAAGCACGGGGTAGATCGTGTGGTCATCGACCCGTTCAATCAGATGGCAAATGACTACACCAAGGGCGGTGGACGCAGCGACAAGTACCTTGAAACCTTCCTTTCAGACTGCACACGATTTGCGCGAAAGAACAATGTGTATTTTGATATCGTGGTTCACCCGCACAAGATGCGTAAGGGTGATGACGGCAACTACCCATGCCCAGAAGTATTTGACCTGGCAGATGGTGCTATGTGGAACAACAAGGCTGATAACATTATCATCTACCACCGTCCGTTTGCTCAGACCGCACCCGAAAGCCCTTTGTGTGAGTTTCACTCCAAGAAGATCCGCAGACAGAAAATAGTTGGAATCAAGGGATTCTTTGATTTTGAACTTGTAAGGTCTACTCGCAGGTTCACGTTCGAGGGCGTTGATTACCTTCATCAGGCGATCGAGGGTAAATATGTACAATCTGAAATCAAGCAGCCAACAGCGATTAAACCAAACAAGAGTTGGACGGATTCAAGGGAGGCAAAGGAATGGAATGAGGACATTCAGCACCCGAACGGGTACGCGGAGGCTTGGGAATGACGGAAAAATGACATCTAGGGTATAAATTTAACAGTTTTTTTCTTGCACAAAAGAAACATATATGCTACATTTGCGAAATATAACCAATTAATTAATCAAAAATCTATGGGATTAAATCAAGGTGGTTCATCAAACCGTACTTACCTCAGCATATCTGGCGGTAAGATTGCCAAGCGTGTTCCTGAAGGAACGGCTGGCTCAATTAAGTGCATGAGCAAAGACGGCACTAAAATTTGGTACGAAGAGCGTTACGCGTCTCTTTCTGGTTACATCACAGACGTGTTCAAGCGCGTTTCAGAACAAGGGTATGGCGATCAGCTGTGCGTTGTTTTGAAGGATGGAGACAGCGAGTATCAAATCCAAATGCCGTGGTCATCACGCTACTCGTCAGGTTTTTTCTTGTCAATGCCTAACATTGACGCCGGAAAGGAAATTACACTTACCCCGTGGTCCAAGGAAGTTGATGGAAAGACGCGCACAATGCTTTACCTGCGTCACGGGCAGGAGGACATTAAGTGGGGATGGACTAAAGACAACCCCGGTAATATGCCTGAAATGAAGCAGATTAAGGTAAAGGGGCAGGTTGTATGGGACGACTCAGAGCGCCAGGAGTTTTTTGAGAAGCACCTCAACGACATCTTCATTCCTCAAATTAAAGCAGTAAGTTCCGTAAAAAAATTAGATTCTTATGCTGCCCCAAAACAGGGACACGTAGATGGAGTAGGCTCAGTGCTGTTAACTACAACGGATGAGGATCCGGACGATGACGGATTGCCATTCTAATCTTAACCAAAGGTCGTGGCGGGTAATAAACGAAGCCCGCCACGGCTTTAAACAAACGAACAAATGAGATACACATTCAAAGACCTAGTAAACATGGTCCCGTCACCTCGTCGGGCTGAATTCACAAAAGTTTATGAGTACCTTCATAAAATAGAAGATCCTCAAGAAAACGAAATAATGAAAAAGGTAAGCAAGCACTTTGAGGTTCGTGCTTCCGACATTAAAAGCCAGAAGCGTTTTGCCGATGTAGTTTTAGCCCGCCAGGTATACATGACCGCCGTAAAGGTTTGCTCAACTAAGAGCCTTGCGGAAGTTGCAAGAACGGTAAACAAAGACCACTCAACTGTATGTCACGCACTGAAAACAGTTAAAGGAGACTACGCATACAACGCAGTGCGCCGCAAAAAAATACGTCACTTCATTGCTGACTTAGATCAAACTAAACAAGAACTTTTATTAGATTTTTTCGATGAACGGAACCCCGATATACTTGCCGCCTACACCGTCGACATTGACCGAGTTACAACACCTTCGGAATCTGAGGCATAAGCTTCTCACTGACGACATGGAATATCCAAAGGCTGGAACATATAAGCCAATGAGCAAATACAACCGAGAACAGAAGCTAATGCGTTTAATCAACGTAAGATTGTACGAGCTAACTGGAAATGATATGTACCTTTGGATCAGTGGACATTTTAATGAACTAAAAAAAATAGAAGATGGGCAGAATAGAGATTAAAGATGCGCGTCGTACAATTGACGGTAAAAAGGTAAACGCCTTTCGCGTAAAAACTATTGGTGAGAACAACGAGACTCTTCAGACATCTGAAGTACTCAATACAATCGATAGCGTTAAGAAACACATCCGAGCAATGGCTATGGCATGGAATAGCGAAGGAGGTTGCGACGTTATTGATTGTACGTACAGAGGAAAGTTTGAGGGCAAAATAATTGACCTTGACGAGTACGACAAATTAAAAATAGAAACCATCGACTGATGTCTGTTATCGAATCAATAATATACGAGAGATATTGTTGGGTCGAAAACGGCAACAAAAAAGTAATGTATATTTGTGTGCCGGCAACATTAGTCATTATGGGTAAAATTAACGAAAAAACACAATTCATATTTTGGAACTAAAAAAATCATTCCCAGCCTATATGTTGGAGCTTCACAACATAACCCTCACAGCATTTTTGATAGCATTTAGCATTGCTATAGGTGTATCAATATGGATGAAGGACTACGTAAGTGCATTGGCTTGCTTTCTTACCGTGGCTAGTATTCTACCGATTAAATACTACGCATGGAAAAAACAAAAGGTGACTCCTGAAAACAAGCAGAAAGTCATCGTAATCAAACGAAAATGAACAACTTAAAAAGTTTGTTGATACATTTGCTGATGTTGCGTGTTTTCGCGCAAGTTCAGTTTGTTTTATTCATTTCGTTTGTGAAAACCGTCTCCTAATCGAGGCGGTTTTTGCTTTTGTATTGATACTGAGTATATTTGCAAATAACTATTCTAAATGAAAAACAACGTCCAAAATTACCTCAATGTTTTAAAAGACCCAAGCGATTTAAGTCAAAACAAAAGGCTTGAGTTAGAATACGAAAACGTAAAATCCGATATAAGCCTAGAGTCTTTCAAACGCGCATTCATGGCGTGGAAAAAAAACAACTCATCAAAGCATGTAAAGAAGGCTAAGGTCAATCCAAACAAGGTGGTGGGTGCGTTTGAGCAAATCATTAACGACTTAGTTCCCGATAACAACCCGCTAGGTCTTCCAGACTCAAAGGAAAAGCAATACAATCCATATAAATTTCCGGTAAACCACAATGATATCCTTTTTCTTACCGACATTCACGTACCATATCACAACATTCCTGCGCTCACAACAGCGCTTAAATACGGACTCGAAAACGAAGTCAACACCATCTACATCAACGGAGACCTTATCGACTTCTACGCCATTAGCCGTTTTCAAAAAGATCCTCGCAAGCGCGACCTGGCGTCGGAAATTTACATGGCGCGGGAATTCCTCTACACGCTGCGGAAACTGTTCCCTACACAAGCAATATACTTCAAAGCAGGAAACCACGACATCCGATGGGACCACTATCTGATCAATAACGCATCAGACCTTGTCGGCATTGAGGAGTTTTCGTTAGAATCTATCTTACATCTCAAGCAGCTCAACATCACGTTCATTCCAGACAAGCAGCTAGTGCGAATGGGTAAGCTAGTAGCACTACACGGACACGAGTTTGGATCAAGTATGTTCAGCCCGGTAAACATTGCCCGTGGACTCTATCTTCGCGCAAAGGACAACGCTATCTGCGGACACCACCACCAGACCTCGGAGCATACCGAACCCAACATCAACGGAAAGGTTACAACCTGCTGGTCGGTAGCCTGCCTGTGTGAACTTCACCCGGACTATATGCCGATTAACAAATTTACACACGGCTTCGCCCACGTGAAAGTATTTGATAATGAAGAGTTTGAGGTTACAAACTACCGTATCGTAAACGGCAAGATTAAATAACGGGCGGTAACATTTTCTGCCTGTTTTTTGTTACGGGGGTCTAAGAATTTTTCCTTATTTTGCTGTATGGAAAACTTGATCGTAAAAGAAAGAAGGTTGGGAAAGGAAAAGGCTCGCGGCCTTTACCATGAACATGGTTTAATCGAAATTGATCCAAGGCTTCCCGCAAAAGAATATCTAGAAGTTTTAATACACGAGTTTTTACATCACGAATTCAAGCATTGGGAGGAGGAGTATGTTAAAGACTACGGGATAAAAATATCGGAATTCTTGTGGTCTCTAGGCTACAGAAAAGTAAATTTGGAATGATATGATGAGAGTCCTGCTTCCTATAGTGGTTGATACCGACGAAAAAAGAATTGCGGATTTGGTTGGTGCGACTCCCGACAAGTACGAGTGTGAGCCAGCCATCTTCTACAAGATAGACAATGTACGTCCTTATCAGAACTATAAAAACCTCTGCATGATAAGTTCCGGTGGCGACGACTTTATCGTTGGTCTTTCTATGGAGCAGGTGGACGAAATCATTATGAGCGACGTCAGCTTTATGTTTAGCGCAAATTAATGTTAATTTGCTTGACTTATTCCACGCGTGTATTATATTTGCCACATAAATAAACGAAATGAACGATCTAGAAAGAAAAAAACGACTGATTGTGACGGCCTTGGGCGCACAACAAATCTACGCGCAGTGTCACGACGAGTGCGTTGACTTAAAATTCTTCAAGCATGACCTGAAGATGCACTCCAAAAACCTTATCACCAAGCTAGAGCGTGAGCTTATGCCCATCTTTGGTATACTTGGCAACGTAGAGGGTGGAGACGCATACTTAAATGCTATCGAATCTATGGAAATCACGCTTCAAAACCTTGCAACCCTTCCTGTAGAGTATTGGGCGCTAGTAAATCAAGGAATTTCGGACATAAAACGACAAATAGATGAAAAAAACCAAGCAAGCGCTGAAGGAACACCTGATGCAGAAGCTAACGGAGTGGAGACCACAGATGGATCAGGAGACCATCAGGATAGTAGTGAACGTCAACCTGAACAAGTTGAAGTCAATGAAGATGGAGGACATAGAGAGCCTATTCATTAAGTGTAAAAATGATCTTTCCCCCTTCACCAATCCCAGTTACGACTCCCCTTGGAGACGGATACATCCTCTACATAACGCAGGGGGGGATGCTGGAGAATGATGAGATAACGGTCGTGCTGTCAAACGGCGGCGAAATCAGGCACTTTACAAGCGATCAGGTGCGTGTGTGGAAAAACTCAACCTACGGAATACATGAATAATTACGTGATAACGATATGGGACGGCGAGAAGATCGTCCACAACGCAAAAGCAAAGGCCAAGAGTCCTGAATCAGCCAAAACTAAGGTTTTGAACGACTGCTACAAGCTCGATAAAATGATGGGAACTGAACATAAATGGTTAAGCTACAGATGGGACATACAAGCGACAATAAGCCGATAAAATACGCATCGGACATACTTAACGAAGTGGTTATGGACATGATTATGCGTGAAAAGAAGGGTTTTTCTGAGTATAATCACACAATGGACCGGACGGACCTGACTAAGGAGCAGTGGATCCAACACGCATACGAGGAGGCGCTTGATCTGGCGTTGTATCTCAAGAAGATTATGAAGGTTTAGTCACAAATATTTGAAAAATTGTGACAATAGTCAGGTGGCGGAATGGTAGACGCTAATATGGTATGTAACTGGATACGAATATACTTTGCCATATTAATACAATCCAGCAGATAGTATCTGAAGTATATGCAGGTTCGAATCCTGTCCTGACTACAAAAAAAATAAAAAAATGAGACAAACAGGTAGAACATCGAGAATTGTCAACTTTGTAGTTGAACAATTATTTAGTGTCGGAAGATGCATCGCAGCCGACCACATAGTTTTTGAATATGACAAAACAACACAAACACATATTAAGTATTTCATAGAAAGAGTTGAACGTAGAATCTCCATTGATTCGCATGGCGGAATGAAAGTTAATTCAGAAATAATAAAAGTTAATGATGTATACATGGTTGACTTTAAACTATCACCTATTGAATCTTAAAATATTATAGTCAGGTGGCGGAATTGGTAGACGCTAAGCGTAGTAAGGGTGTAGAAACGACGTATAAATTTTCACCCATACAGGTTCGAGTCCTGTCCTGGCTACAAAACAAATGAATATGAAAAATAAAACAACCTACACAATCTTTGCCTATGCACCAGGCACGGAGGTTTATGCCATCTCGATATGGCACGATCACGGAGATCCAACCGATCACCTAGCAATTTACAAGGCCCGTGTAGCTTCATGGCACTACGACACGGGAGATAAAGACGTCGTTTACTGGCTAGAAAGCATGGAAGGTAAGGAATGGGGGGACTCTGTTGAGGGCCAGTACGTGTCACAGTCATTTGACGATTTATTGTTTGACGTTAAAAAACTTTGGAAGCATGAAGAAGAAATATAACTTCCGCAAGGACATCGAACACCTCATCCCGTATTTAGTTATGATCGCCGTTGGCGTGTTAACCTTTTATATCATTCAAGTATGTGCAAATCTGATGTGAGGCGCGGTATGAGAAAGATCTGGTGGGAAATTAACAAGCCCCACTGGTACACCGTAGTCGTCTACTACTTAATTCTAACAATACTTTATTTTATACTCGTATGGAAACTTACATTATCCTAGGGCTTGCAGCTCTGATCCTGTACGTGGGTGTTTACGCCTTAGTTCGTATAATAGAAAAAACCGACCATCACTGATCGGCTTTAACCGTAATTATAACGGGCCGTCTACACAACCCGTGCATCTTTAGCAGTCCCACTTGCGGAGAGCCAACGCCTTCCTTGTGGGCTTGCCGTTAGGCTTCTTCATAGGACCAGGCATACCACCCATTCTAGCACAGAAGGACTTCCGCCTGGCAGCGCTCTTGGGAGACTTCTTTGCTTGCTTGGCTGAAACTGGTGGCTTCAATGTACCTCCTGTTTCGCGTTTGTACGCAGCACGACCCTTGGCGTTCAATCCGCCCTTTGGGTTCTTGCCTTCCTTACGCTGCCAAGCAGCTGTTCGTGCCATGTTATTTATTTTTCTTTTTAGCCGTCAACTTGGACTTGATGAAGTCCTTCAACTTAGGAGCGCCTTTGCTTCCGGGCTTCCTCATCTTCTCGCCTGATCCAGCAGCTATGCGCTTGCGTTTGGCGTTGATATTTGCGTATAGTCCTGCCTTTGCTTTCATCCCTGTCCTCGTGAAGGTTTAACATTCTTATCCTTCGGGGATTTGCGCTTGGAGGATTTACCCTCCTTGCGCTTCCCGAATACCGTTTTTAGTCCGTTGCCTAGTGATTTGGCCATTACATTTTTCCGTATTTTCCGCGCATTTTTGGAATTTGTTTCTTAGCAGCGGCAGATTTAGCAGCAGAAGATTTAGCAGCAGCTGGAGCAGCAGAACCAACCGACTTGCTAGTTTCTTTTGACGAATTTTTCTTAGGTGCTGATTCGTTATTTAACTTAGACTTGTTTTCTGGTCTCTTAGACAGTCTAGTAGCTTGACGCAATGCCTTGTTAGCGGATACTGTTTTTCGCTTTATAATGGTATCGCTCCCAAATCTTGCATAAGGATCTTTTTTGGCTACTCTGTCCGTTCTTTTTTCACCAACTCTTTTGTAAACAGTTTTGGTGTAAGTCTTCCCGGCATCAGTCGTATCAAAACGAATTGTTTTATCACCTCTTTGAGGTGTCTTACTTAATGGATCCTTTCTAAACTTGTCATAAGACTTATGTCTAGGGTCAGGAGAGTTTTGAGGAGTCGTTTTTTTAATAGCCATTTTATTTACCTTTTTTACTGTTTTACCAATTATGCATTGGCCATTAGTTAGTTCTTCCCTTTTTTATGCTCTTTTGCAGTTTTTTTGCGTAGCCATAATTAACTTCTTTCGCAGAACTTACAAAGTTGTCACCTGATGTGTATGCATACTTGTTAGAACCTTTAACCAAACCCTTCGCCTTGTTAAGAAGGCCGCCCTTAGATGTTTTTTCTTTAACTGTCGTTAGGTTTTTATTTTGACCACCTCTGTACACAGTCTCTTTCTTACTTTTAGTTCTGATGCCATCAGGATACTTATTTCTGGTAACTTCTTTTTTAGTGGTCACCACGCCCTTATCAGTTGGAATTTCGCGAAGCACAGTGCGTTTCTTACCAGTAATACCTTTCGACTTGATAACGGTCTTTGTACCACCACCAAGCGTTCTGCGGGTGCGGGTACTATCGTTTTTTGGAGAACTAGCCATTTTATTGGATTGTTTGATATTAAAATTATTTACCTTTTTTTACTGTCTTCACAGTTTTTTGTCTTCCTGGAGTAATCATATTTTCTATTCGCTGCTTCTTCTTCTGAAGCTGTCCAAGTTTACCCTGGGCAAGGCTTGATTCAGAAACACCAGTAATTCTACTAGCAGCCTTATTCAGGTACTCTTGCTTGTTTAACTCCTTCTGACTAGATTCCAACTTTGATATTCTTGTGTTTACCTTGTTGAGCTTAGACTGATTTCTCTCTTGTCGAGTTTTCAGTCTCAAAGGATTCTTTGGGCCGGCTGATGGTTTTTTCATTATTTTTTGAGTTTTTTCTTTTGGAAATTGTATGCACGGGCCTGGGATGCAGGACCCATATTGGCGTAAGTAAATGTTTCTCCTGGCTTTTTAACCTCAACCGAACGATCCGTTTTGCCGCCCGATTTTACCGTTTTTTTGGTTAAAGAATTCCCACCAACTCCGTAATTTTTAGTCTTTTCTACCGTTCTCTTACCGCCATATTTAGTCACCTCACGAGTCTTGGTAGTATCGCCCTTGCGAATAGTCTTCGTTTTCACCTTTGCCTTGTCACTCTTACTAACTCCAGGAGGGCCAATATATGTTTTTGATTTGGTAACCTCACGACCTAGCAGGTTCTTTTTTACTTTTTCTGGCATATCCTTAGATTGTTATTTTCTGAGTTTTTCTAGTCTTAAAAATTTTACCCAACACACCCTTCTTAGCAGGCTTAGGAGCCGGTCTAGCAGACGAAACTCGTGGAACATTGTTGTCATTGTAATCCTGGCGCGATGGACGCATCTCATTCGCCTTCTCCTTCTCCTTACGGGTCATCGGACGGGCAGGAGCCTTGGCACGAACCTTAGCCAAATTGCGCTGATGACGAGCTAACTTACGACTCCCCTCCTTCAACACAACATTCTTCTCACCACCCGAAGAAGGCTTTGTGTTCTTAGCCTTCTGAACAGTGCCCGTACTTGGACCACCGCCGGCGTAAGCACCACACTTACCCTCCTTCGCTGTCTTGGCTGTACAAACCTCAACATTGTCATTGCTTTTGCTACCGCCACGAGTCGCTTGTCTAGCGTCACGACGCTCTTGACGTGCCTGACGCTTACCAGGGTCCCCACTGCTCTTTCCGAACATATTTGCAGTGTACTGGCGTGATGCCATTGATTTGCTCTTCATAGCCTTTTTTTTACAAATATATGCAAGATCATCTATTATCCAAAAAATTAGACATTCCTAGACATTTTTAGACATTTTATTGACCAATTGTGGTTGGGGTCACCCCTCCCACCGCCACCGCCGCGACCCCTTCCCGAAGTCGATTTGGCAACAGGGGTACCCTCCAATCGGCTGATTTGCAGTCAGTTACACCTACTTAGCTATGTCGCTGATAGTCAGCAAGATAACGTGGGGAGCAGGCCGTGGAACATACGTGGAACAATGCGGGCTGTAGAGATAGTGTACACCATACACTTACTACACGTGCTAGGACTTAGTGTACATCATACACTTACTATGCCGACGACAGGCACCCAATGACCACGCAACACACACCCAACAACCCGCACCCGATAGCCTGCCCGATAGCCTTAAACTTGTCTCCGCTCGGTGGAGAAAGTAGACTAACCCATTGAGAATCAGCTTGTTTGCATAAAAGCACCAACGTGTTAGTTATCAGCACGTTAGATTCCGCTCATTCACGCAGTCAATGCAGGCCAAATAACCCGCTCGACATGGTCATGCAAGCCAATAGAAACCGCCTAGAACCCGCGCCAATACTGCGATACAGGCAATGCTTGGAATTTCTGCTTCGGGCAACCCTAGATTGTGAGAGCCAATGTGCGAGCGTGTGCGAGTGGTTTATTTGCTCTTTGCCTATCTCTGTGCTGTTTGTGTGTTATCTAGTGGAATCTGTGGTGAA